NTCGCTGGTCGTTCCGGCGTCGATGTCCGTCCAGATCGGAAAGGTTGCCGTTATGGCAGCGCTCGTACCTGCCGCAACGTCCGTAGCCTCTTTTAGGCTTAGCACGAGGTCTGTGTCGCCACCGCCCCCGTAGTGCTGGACGACGAACCACACCTTGTGCGCGTTCTTGCAACAGATGTAGTCGTAGGTTGCCGCATTGGCCGCAACTGGCGGCGTCAGCATCACCAGCTTGCAATTCTCGGGCAATGTGAAAGGCATGCAAAAATCTCCTCGTTTTTAGCTTCGGGTGTCCAAGGCGACAAACGGACCGCTAGTTGCAGTCGCGCCGCCCTTGTAAGGTGTCAGCGCTGTTTGCCAGGCTGGTTGCCCGTCCGCCCGATAGACGAAGCGGAACACTGATTCGTCGTACACGAAGCGTACGTGAATCGAACTAGCGGTTTGCATCGCTCCCTTGTCTGCGAACAGGTATTGCGACCAATCGCAAAAGTAGATGTCGCCCTTTGTGCCTACAGCTTGACACTGCTCAATCGGCACAACCGGCCGTCCCATCAACGTGCCGTAAGGTGACTGCGAAAGCCCGCCAGGCGGCAGATATACAGGAATGCCCCCCGTGCCAACTGCTTGCGACATCGAAAACAGTTGCGGATAGCACGTCTGGTTGATTGCCCACATCGAGTTCGGCAAGCCTCGCGGCCACATGCGCGACCACATCTTGTCGATGTTCTCTTTCACAATGGTTGCCGCAGCTTGGCCGGTTTCCTTGGCTTGGCTTACCAAGCAGGTTGCGTTCAGAATGCCAAGAGGCGTTCCAGCTCCAGTGCCATTCACCAATGCGTCCTGAAGCTTGAAAGAAAACTCTTCCGCAAACGCTTCCATGATGACCGCTTCTAACGCGGCGGCATCTTGCAGAAGCTCGTCGGTCGCGTAACAGAGGCCAACCAGCTTTTTCAGACTCAGCTCCATCTGTCGAAAATCCGGCTTAGACGCGGTCTTCGTACCAGCTTCCTCGATCCAGTACGCCTGTACGCCGCCCCAGCGGCTGCCGTCTGCTCGGCTACTTTCGTTGACCGCATTGATCTTGATGCTGTTACTATTGGTAGACAGCGGCAACCGACGCGGGCCAGAATAGCCAGGTCCACCAGCCAGGATGGCGTTGTTATCATAGGTCCGCCGCAACAGTTCCGCGACAAAATCCGTCTGGACCAGAAAGCCACCCTCGCTCGCGACACCCTCGCCTAAACCAGTGGCGGCGCTGGGAACCAGCCGCGGGTCAACAATGCGCGCGGGGCTTGCAGCCTGCACAACGGCCGAAAGCAGCTCGCCAAGAGAATTCCAGCGCGGTTCATCTTCTGGTGAGCGTCGGCCCTGCTGGGCGGCCTCCTCAGTAGCGGTGGACTCATTGAGATCGGTTACGGGCGCTAGGCTGCGTTCCAATTCCTGCAGCTCTTGCTCGCGCGCCAGACTGATTTTTACCTCGTCTAGCTCGCTCTTGTAACCGTTGAAGTCCGCCTGCTCCTCTTCGGCGAACTGCCGCTCCTCATCAGCGGCCTTATCAGCCAGCTCTCGCATCGCCTTGACCAGGGCGGCCTGGCGATCCTGGAGCCTTTTAAGCTTTGATGTCATTCTTAACTCTCCACACAGTAACGAGTTAGCTCGCGCCCGACCCGCTACCGCGTGGTGAGTCACGTTTTAACAAAACAAAAACGGACGAGAAACTGTCTCCCACACAAGCGTGGGAATACTGCTTCTCGCCCGCTGTCGCGTGACGACTCAACAGTACAAATTGTCCGCTTGGCAACGACGGCTATCGCCTACCGCTGCCTTCGCTATATTATAGGCGGGGCAACCTGTTCAGGCAACCCCATTACTCGTTTTCCTCCTCGTCCTTTTCCGCAACCCGATAATGAATTATCGTTGGGCCTTGCTTGCCATTCATTGCCGCAGGCAGCTTGGGGTAGGCGGCGAACTTGGTTACGTCTGCCCGCCGGACAATCGTACGTTGCTTAATAGGCCAGCGGCTAAGAATCCAAGCTGGCAAATAGGTCTGCCTGAAGTGCTCCCACCAATTCGCCGGGTAGCTAATGCGGGCAATTTCAGGGATTGTCTCTACGTCTTCCGTATATATCTTGGCAATTAGCTGCATGACAAGCATTTCTGATACAGCCCCCTTTAAGTCTAGCTTCATGTCTTCTACGACTTCGCGGCTCAAGTGTGCCAAGGCTACACACTTTATTTTGTGTAGTAGGATCTTCTCTAACATAAATCGGGCACTCCTGTTCTTCGCCCCAGTCGGTTGATTTGCTTCCGGCGCCAAGGCAGGTCTTATTTAGGTAAAGACTTCCCGCTCTGGGCACTCCGCACCCAGGAGCAGGTGGCCGACAAAGTAATATAGGCTTTGATATGCCTCCAGTGCTTCGCCGCTAGATTCACCAGGAATCCGCAGCCCCCCAGATGATAAATCCAAAGCATCCCAAAGACTCAACATCACTTGCTTTACGATTTCGCGGCGGTCTTCATCCCGAACTTCAATCGCGCCATAACGCCGTCGTGGCGGTGCGGGCGGGGCCGTGGGCACCAGAATGCCCGATTGCCGTTGCTCAAGTCGCATTGCGCTCTCCTCCGCTTATTCTTCGCCCTTGGCCGCCTCGAACCGCCCATCGTGTTCTCGGCAGTGCTTTTGGGCCTCCGAGGCGCCCCACACGTCCTTCTTGTAGCGAAAAGCCTGGTCGGCCCATTTGCCGTCTTTTTTCAGCTTGCCGCGAATCACGCGGTATTCCTTACCGTCGTGCTTGCGGTACTGCACGCCCCAATCGTTCTTGCCTTTGCGGAATTTGTCTGGGTCCACTAAGCGACAGGCGTGCTCGTTTGGGTAGGGGGCTTCTGGCTTGGGGTCCTCTTGGGCGTTAGCATCTACCGTGCCATCGATCCCAAGCTCTGCCTCTAGCCCAGTTACCTCTGCCTGTCGCTTGGCAATTTCCAGGGCGATGGCCCGCCGCTCCGCAAGGTTGCCGCCCAGCCGCTTGACTGTCTGGTCCAAGGTTGCAATCCGGTCAACCATCCCTTCGCCCAGCGCGTCTTGCGCCCGAACCATTCGGCCTTTTCCGAAACCATTCCGAACTTTTGCTGGCGTCACCCCGCGATGCTTAGCTACCGCGCTGGCGAACATGCTGTAATAGTGATCCACGCCGCGTTGCCCTTCCTCTTTGGCCTCTTCGCTCAAAGGTTCGTATGGATTCCATTCCGCCTTGTGCTCACCGGCGGCAATCACAGTGACCTTCTCTCCGAGCATTTCGAGGTGTTTGCTGCTATCAACATGCATAAGCCAGACGCCAATCGATCCAACCTCGCCAGACGGGGTAACTATCAACTCGTCGGCTGCGCTGGCCACCCAATAAGCAGCCGAAGCCGCCCAAGCGTTGGCCACGGCCACAATAGGCTTCGGGCCGCGGGCCTTGTAGATGTGCTCGGCCGCCTCGGGAACGCCGTCTACGGTGCCCCCCGGCGAATCGACGTCCAAGACAACAGCACCAACGGCCGAATCCGCCACCAACTTATCAAAGGCCGCAAGCCATTTCTCCAATGATGTGCCGCCAAACAGGGCGGTTAGCATACTCGCGCGTCGCGTGAGCGGTCCGAATAAAGGCAAAACGGCGATTTCGCCTTTCGCTCTGATGCTCCGCGATGTCGCGCCGCCCGGAAAGGGCCCCGTCAGCTTTTCCAGGTGCTCTTCCGACGGAATGGCCTCCGTCCAGAGTGTTTGTAGATACGCCTGCATTCGGTTTTGCTCAATGGCCCAAATTGATCCGTGAGCGCTCAAGAGCACGTTTTTAAGATTCTGTTTCTCTTCCACACTCAAGCTCCTCAAGTAAAGTGTTGGCTATTTCGTGGCGCCGGCGTTCCCGCCACCGCTCCAAGATTACAATTGCTTCGCCCGCTTTCAGCTCCGCAAGTGCCTGCCCGCATATCTTCTCTGCAAGTTCTTTCGCCACGGCTGCATCCTCGGGGGCAAGGCCCAAGAGCGGCGCGATGAGTTTTTCTGCATATTGCACTTGCTTTCCAGTCCAACGCTCAATAGCCCACTGCTCAAAGCGGTCTGCGTCATCTGCAGCTTTGTCCGCGCGTTCGGCCAAAGCACGAATGTCAGCGCTGGCTAGACGATCGGCAGCGTCCAATATCCACGAGGTTACTCGTGCGGCATCTGCCGCATCGCCCTTGGGGCCTTTATCGCCCTTGAGGCCTTCGTCGCCCTTCGGGCCTGGCGGCCCCGATTCGCCTTTTTCTCCGGGCTGGCCTTCAGGACCGACGGCCCCCGGTTCGCCCCGCTCGCCTTTCTCGCCCTTGTCACCCTTTGCCCCCGGCGGCCCTGGCTCGCTTTTTAGATTCAATAGCTCGTAGATCGCGCTCTGTTGCATGCGCTTCGGGGCAACTGTGCCGGCTTGCTCAACCGGAACCATGTTTGCTGGCACGTAGTAAACATCTCCGCCGTCTACGGGATTCCGGTCCTCAAGTTCGCGAATGTCGTTTCGTGAATAGACGCCCATTTGGAACATGCTCCAGTAGTGCCGCGCTCGACTCACTGCATCGCCGCGCAGCAATCCTTCAACGCTGAACTTTGCGTAGTATTTCTCCTGGTCGACAATCAAATCTCGCCAGATCGCTTGCTCCCACCGAGCAACCCAGGGGAGCATCGTGTGCTTGACAAAGGCGATGTCTTGATGCTCAATATTCGAGAACGTGGCCCGCTCCAAGTCGGCAATCATGTGTGGCGGCACGCGAAACAGGCGGGCAATCTCGACGGTCTGAAACTTCCGGGCCTCCAACCATTGACTATCTTCGTTGGAGATACCAACCTGCTCCCATTGCATTCCGTCCTCAAGTATGGCCACCTGGAAGAGCTTGTCTCCCGAATGGGCTTCGCGCCAAGATTGTTGGAGCAATCTATGCTGCTCTGGCTTGAGCTTTTGTCCTTGAGGCATTTGCAACACGCCGCCGGGCTTGGCCTTGTTGGTAAAGAATTTTAGCCCGTGGTCCTCTGCCTGCTGCGCCAGTTCAACGGCTCGTCGAGCAGTAGTGACCGGCGAAATGCCCACCATCCCATCCGTCGAATAGCCACGCAGATGAAAGATTTCATCCTGCGTAAAGCGGTATGCCCTGCCCGTCTTATGACGATAGAGATAACCCAAACGGCCGTTCTCTAATCGGAATACTTCCATTCGATCAGGGTGTAATGGCAGCAATTGCTGTACAGCGCCCCCGGGGCCCGGTTCAATGACTGCGTAGGCATTGCCCCGTAAACACAGATGGCCTTGCTGCATTTCCCGGAACTCGAAGGATGTTTGCCACTGGTTCGGCTGATTGTGCAAGATTTGATAGAGCGGGTGCGTAAGCTCGGTGTGCCGCACGCGACCATCTACTCGGACAATATGCAGGGGTAACTGAGCAATCGTTTCCGCCAGCACGCGAACGCAGGCAAAGACGGCCGTTGTTTGCAACGCCGCGTCAGGAACTAGGTTCGCGTCGCTGAATGGTTCCGAAAGACCAATTGCCTTATA